TCTTGTGACCGTCGTCTTGCCGGTATCCAGCGTTCTATATCCACTCCCGGCGCCCCAGCCGGCGGCGTCCAAGATGTCGTCAACGACCTGGTCCGTCCTTTGAGCGGTGACCATCGGGACTTCGATCTGGTCGAGGTTGACTTGCCCCAATGGGCCGGTAGCCTCAAGGATGGCCGTCGCATCCCCGCCCAGGAAAACCCTTGGAGTTATCCGGGTAAGGAATCCTTGCCATATCGCCTGATCGGATTGGGTGGTCGATGTCCCCAGGAGCCTGACCGGCCGGCCAGGAAGTATATTCCCGTAGATGGGCGAGTCAGAATTGAACGGGTTGTAATCCCCGGATCGGTTGTCTAGCGTGGCCGTTAACTTGCCGGCCTTTGCGCGTCCTGTTAACTGGGAAGCCCGGTCCCGGCCGAATGAGCAAGTGATACCGCGGACCCGTCCCATATCGATCTCTTCCCCGGTGTCACCCCAGTCCCCGTCGTTATTCCAATCCACCTGGAGCTTGTAACTTGCCACAACCATTATGCCCTCGCCAGTACGCCGGAGAATCCACCGCCGAGAACGGCGTCACGGATGACGCTGGTGACTTTTGCTTCAAAGTCGTCCATGCCGTTTATGTCGCCGTTGATCACAAGGTTGATGGTCATACCGGCCCGACCCAGCGGGACCACCGCTTCCGGGCCTTTCTCCCCGATCATCGCCAATGTGGGACTCGTTACGATCCCGCCTTTGGCAAGATTGGGGATGGTTGGGATCTGAGGCATCCCAACCGAGTATCCGCCGACCCTTCCAACAAGGGGGATGTCCACGCTGGGCACCGAGATCTTGATACGGTTAACCGCCCGGATGAAGGAGTTAATGGAGTTGATTATATTATTGATTGCACCTTTTACCCCGGAGGATATCCCGTCCCAAATCTCCAGGAAAGTATCCTTGAAGGCGCCGGCCGTCCCCGTGATGGCATCGGTGATGGTGGCAAAAGTGGCCTTGATGCCGTTCCATATCTCGTCCCAGTTATTTTTCAGAAACAAGATGGCTTTGATAAGTGGGCCGGCAGGGAGGAGCCAGCCTAGCTTGGAATTATAGATGTCGGTTATGGCCGTGAAGACCCTGGACACAATGGCCTTGATAAAATCAAAGACGATCTTGAAAGTGGCTTTCAGAACTTCCAGGCTTTTCTTCAAGACGAGGATTATCTTGTCCCAGTTCTTCCAGATCACGATGGCGGCAACGATGGCGGCGCCGACCCCGATAATCACCAACGCGATCGGGCCTAGCGACAGATTAAGCCCGATCAAAGCCGCCTTCGCCCCGTGGACGACCGGCGTCATAAATCCCATGATGCTGGTAAATCCCATGACTACCGGGCCGGCCGCCATGAATATCGGCGCCAGCATCGACGCCTTCTCTATCATGGCCCCATTCGCGAATGCTAAGTCTGCCATCGAGGACTTGAGCTTATCCATGACGGTCTTGGTGCTGGCGTGAGCGTCGGCGTTGGCCTGGATGACTCCGGTGGACCCCTCCAATTTGTCCCGGTATGTGGCTATCTGGGTCTCGCTCAAACCCAGTTGTTCCAGGACTCCGGCCAGACCGGTCTCCGATTCCTCCAGCGCCTCTTTGAACTCGGTCCGGGCCGTCCGGGCCGTGAGACCTAATTCCCGCTCCATCGCGGTCATAATGACCGCCGCCTCGTTCACCGACACCCCCATCGCGGACATCTCCGGGGCCATCCGAGAGATACCGTCCAGGAAGTCCTGCACCGACTGGGTACTTTCCTGAGAGATTAGGCCAAATGCGCCCAGGAGTTCGCTTTCATTTCCGACCTCGACACCCACCGCCGCCAATGCCGCCCCGGACTTCGCCAACGCCTCGGCGCCCAGGCCGGTCGCATCTCCAACTGTATCCCAAAATCCAGCGTAAGCTTTGAGGGCGGCGGCGCTTTCCAGCCCTTGTTGCGCTCCGAGTTCCATCAGGCCGAGGACCGAATCCAGTGGGAACGTGGCGTTACTCAGACTGGTCGCCATCGTCCGTATCTCGGCCTCGGAGAATTGGGTGGCGTTGGCGAGCTTCCGGGTTGACTCTGTTAACCCTTGCTGATTTTTTGCCAACGCCTCCATCCCGACTCCCAGCGCGGTTATCCCAACGCCAATCGCCTTCCGGTTTTTGACGATGGAATCCTTCATGCCCTGGAAGCCGGACTTGACCCCCTTGATCCCCTTCTCGGCGTTCTTTGCGTCGGCCGTGATCGTTATTTCGACCTGGTTAGCCATCAGATTCGGGTTGTCCCTCCTGGACTATCGCCAGCATTCGCATGATCGTCGCGTCCTCGGCCATCAACTGGGATGGCAGGCAACTATATCTTTGGCAAAGGCCGTCTATCAATTCGGCCTCCTCCAACTCCCACGGCTTCGTTATCCTTCGCCCATCGCGGTCGATGCCGCCGCCAACGTGTTTATATCGCCGGATGGCGGCGCTAAAGGGGCCGACACTCCCGCCACCGCCTCAACCCAATGCTGGACGACCAGGTTAGTTAGATCCATAGGAATCGCCAGCATCCCATCCCCATCGGCCGGGATCGGTTGGCCGTCCTCATATTCCAAGTTCCAAGCCATCAGAACATTATCCCCGAATAATCGGGCCATCCGTTCTTGGTCCTCACCCTGTGCGGACTCCCGGAGGGCGATGAACTGACCGAAGGAGACACTAAGCCGGAGTTGTATCTCAGCCCCGTCATAGTCGGTTCCTTCAAAGGTTATCAGGGCCGTCCGCTCCGGGAGGCGGAAGCCTTTCTTTTCTTTGACCCCGTTGGTCGCTACCACGTTACGCCCACGTCGGGACTACGCCGCCGGCCAGGACTCCCGGCGCCGTCCACGTCAACTCTCCGGAAGAAGACCGGGACAACGCGTAGTCCGTATAGAACATTTCCCCAGGCAACGTCTGACCACTAACCGCAAGGGTCGTCGTTCTTGCCACCGACGTTGACGAGACGGTCTTAAAAACGTCATGAGACATATTTGATGCGTCATTGAACACGCCGTTGATGGAGATGGTGAAGTCCGCCAGAAGTAATAACCGTTCCCTGGCGGATTTATCCAATCCGGTTATATCCTGTTCTTCCCGCGGTGTCGCGATGTCCAGATTGGTTATGTCATTGCTGATGGTCCGGGCCGATCCGCCCGAATCATCGATGATCGCGCTCATTCCTAAACCCGATTCTTTAGCCATTTATGCTCCTCCGATATTGATAGTCGTTCCAGTTATCCATGAATTCCAGCGGCTCCATGATCTGCTTGTTTTTCGTCATTATCGGATCACGGCCCACCGCTACCCTATGTCCTCCACCCTGGCCGGTGAAGCACTCCTGACCCGGAGAGAAGATGAAGACGATCAGTCCATCTTCCCGCTCCTCCCTGAAGCCCATCCGCGACCGGCGGATCAGTTCTATATTCGCCATATCGTCGGCGTGGAGAATGGTCTTCCAGCCTCCGAAGTAATTGATGCAACCAACCTCGGCACAGGTTGCCTCGCGCCAGTGGTCCCGCGGCCGATGTACTCCCCAATGGATCAGCATGGGATCTGGGTTAATCTCATGAACCTATGACATGCCATGCAGCGGCCCTCGGTATTCCGATTGTCCGGATTGACCTGGGGAACTATGCGGCCGTGCAATCCAAGCCGGCAAGCTAAAGATCTGCCCAGCCACCACGGGCCAGCCACCAGCCATAAAGACATCCCCGCTGTAATCCAGACCGCCAGAATGACACCGGTAAATGCTACAAGTATCAGCCGCGTCATCGATGTCTCACTACTGCACCTTGATCGGGCGGTCCTGAATGGTGTTGGTGACATTTCGGGCATTTACAGTGGACTCATACGAGCAAGAGGCCGAGTCCACGCCGCTCCCGTCTCCCACCTGGTTGGAATTATTCATGGTCATAGTACCCACTTTCATGCGGGACAGATACATCTCACCATTCCATGCGTCCACATTGTCCAGTATCAGATTTTCCACGAATGATCCGGAATTTCCAGTTATGTGAATCTGAATCCGGTCCACGATGGACCCGTCCACCTCGTACACCGAACTGAGCCTCTCGCTCTCCAGCACCACATCGGAGACCGTGTTGCTGATAGTCGCCGCCATCGTGTGGCCGTCACATAATAGGCCAGTAGTCAAATTGGCAACGTCGGACGTTTCCATCTTGAAAGTCGGAAAGCTAGAGTTGGTGACCGTTAGATTTCCGACCCAGAGATAAGCCGCGGACCCGGTGACTGCGTTGGTCACCGGGCTGATGTCCAATGACCGTGCGATACCCGCCCTCCCGAGGTCAACATTTTTTATCCTCAATGTCGAGATGCGACTCCCGTCACCGAGCCGGATAGATAAGGTCTGCGACTCCGTGCCGTCCGGGTAGTTCGGGTTCTTCGCACCCATCGTCTGGAGCCCATCGGCGGTGACCACATACTCGGCTGGCTCCGGCCAGTTGTACGTGCTGGATACCACATCTTTTACGGCGAAATAAAGGCCAACGCTAACAGCCGCGCCACTAACCATGATCGCCATGACCACAACTGTCGTTACGTGC